GTGCTTGCAGAATCATTGTTTTTAAACTTTAGTTTTTTATCCGTGCCAGAATTTATAATCACAACTATCCTATTAACTCCTGCTGGTGGTGCGACCATACCAGTAAAATCTCTGTCGTGAGCATCGGGATCGATAAAGTGAACATTTGACGTTCCTAAATCATAGTTATCAATATCTACTGAACCTCCTCCTGTTTCGGTGTAGTATGTTATTTGATTGCTAGGCATCTGAGTAATTCCAGTGGCATGAGCGTAGTTTCCTATTTCTATGCTTGTGACGTTACCCCCTTCGTCTGTCACGGGTACACCGCCTAGAATATCAATAGTGTCCGTAAGTGTGCCAATGGTAATACCATCTTTTTTAACAACAATATTAGAGCCTGTACCAGTGTCTCCCTTATCGCCTGTTGCGCCTTGTAATTTTATTCCCCAAAAATAAGAGTCTGAGCCGATAAATGTTGAGGCCCACGTGGATGGGTTTGATGCTTCATGAGATATTTGAACCTCTATTTCTTGCCCTGAATTTAGTTTAACTGGTTGAAAGCTAAAATCAAAAGTCCAAAAATCAGAGGCATTACCAGCATTCCTAATGTATCCACTTGCTAAATTCCAATCCTGCAAAGTACCATCTATTATCAATTTTACAGTAGGCTGTGTTCTTTGGTCGGTTCCGTTAAATATCCTAATATTACCTGCAAATAAATAAGTACTGGTATCATTTATTTCTATAACACTATTGTTTGTAGTATTGCTATGTGTAAACTCAGAATCTTTTTCTTCTTCTGAATCCCACTCTATAGTGTAAGGTGAAGCCCTAGTAAAAACTTGACTGTCATCTGTACTTGTTAAAACTATTATTGGCAAAGCAGAAGCTGCTCCACTTGCTGCAACCTCTTCCCATGCGGTGTCTTTTCTTGCGTATTGCTTGCCATCGCTTGGAGCTTCTGGAAAGGATACTTTTGTGTTGTTAGTGCTTATATCGCTTGCTTGTGTAGGTGTTATCGTTGTAGTATCACCCTCTAATACTTCACCTGCACTTGTGCCAAAATCTTTATTAAATGCCGTGTTCTTTGTAAAAGCGTTCTCTTTACCTGTTTGTAAGGCGGTTATATCGTTTGAATTTGTAGTTATTTGTGCTAAATCTGCTGATGTAGAAAATTTATTTACACCCTCTGGAATATCATCAGTATTTTCAAAACTTGCTTGTTTAAAAGTCCCATTAACATAAATAACCGCTTGATTTAAAGTAGTGTTAATAATTAAACTACGCTCATCTGGTGTTGTTATTGCTGCAATTTCAGCACTTGTTAAGCCCTGTATTATGTCTTGTATCTCCATTTATATTACTAATCTAAATAATCCATCTGCAATATTGCCGTTCCTACTTGCTTCAACAGTATTAACTCCAGTTCTTTCTACCCTAAAACCTAAAGTTCTACCATCTGACAACCTAAATACTTCTGGTTTTAAATCCAAAGTCCCTAAATTATGTGTAATAGTGAAAGTAGTTCTTCCTCCTGCAAAAGCTCTAGCAACTGAACTTTCAGCACTATCTAAATCGACTGCAAATGAAGGAGGTAAACTTGAAGATGTAATGTAACCAGCATCATTTGTAAGCTCACTTACATTGTCTCCGTTTTGAAGTGCGCTATTTATTAACGCTATCAGTGCTGTTGTCACAAACTTATTAGCTGTTGTAGAGTCATCTACTTGGTCAGCATTTGGAAAAGTTAAAACTGGATTAGCTGGATCTGTGTTGTCTACACCGTCACCTGTTACCGAATCAACCAATCCACCAGAGCTTGTAACGTATCCAGCATCATTTACTAATTCGCTAACATTGTCACCGCTTTGTAATGCGCTTTCTGCCTTAGCTTTTACATCATCTAAATCAATAACAGCGGTAACAGTAATTAAATCTGTTTTACCTTCTATTCCTTTTACCCTGCTTGCTAATTCATCTAATGCATCTTGAACATTTGCAGGAGTACCATCCCAATCGGAAGGAACTGTTAATGTATAATCTATCCCGCTTGCAAAACTAGAACCTCCAACTACAATTAATGTATTAGTATCATCATAAGCCTTAAATAATTCATCTGAACTATCTACAAAGTAGTCAAACCTACCTAAAGTCGCGCTCGCTAATGCCTGTGTTTGTGTTATTGCTATCTGTGATAAAATACTCATAAACCTATCTTTATTAATCCATCGCTTTTAATATAACCATCATTTTTTAAAGCCCCACTATGTATTACTAACCTAGCACCGTTTTCAATTGTAAAGTTAGCACCATTATCTATAATAAAATCACAAGCAATAAAATATTCAAAACAATCTTGAACAGTTATATTATCACCGTTCTTTAAATGGTATTTAATTCCGTTTGAATTACCACCCCCACCACTAGCACTAATCTCTAAAGTACAATTATTTAATTTAGTAATAGTAATGTTATTCCCAGCCTGTAAAACCTTCTCCAGTTCACAAGCGTCTATAATATTATCTAAATCTATACTCTTCATTATGTAAATGTCTTATAACTTACTCTTGCTGTTATGTTCCCTGTCGTATTATCTTCCGCCTCTACTCTTATTCTAAACCAATTACTTTTAAAGTCGTTCTTCTCTATTGTTACTAATGCTTCATCTATATCAAAACTACCATCTCCACTACAATTATTCTTATAAACAGTCCACTCAGTTGGTAAAACACAAATGCTATTAGTTGTTGACTCCTCAATATAAATCTTTGGAGTACCATCTAGCCCCGTAGACTCTATAAATAACTTCCATGCTGCACGTTGGTCAAAGTTAACCTCACCACTTATCTGTTGAACACTCGCGTCTACATTATCTAATAAAACAACCTGTCTCATATACCACTCATATATGGAAGTATTTGTATATTCTCTTCCGGGTAAGTAGAATTGTTGTCATAAATATACCATTGTATAGTGGAAGAGTTATCAATTGCTTGATTGTAAACTTGTACTATGTTACCAAAATAAGGTTTAGGCGTTCCCAACTCAGTATTATTACCTACTGTTCCATTAGCTGTATTCTCTACTTGGTTTTCTCTTACGTAATGAAAGTAAATAAACTGAGTAAGCATTACTCTAATACCCTCGCTTTGTACTACGCAATTACTTTCGTCTATATTAAAAGCATCGAATATATCAATAAATCTTTGAGTCTGTGGAACTTGAGGGTCTGTTACCGTTAAGTCTGCTATAAACAAGTCATACAATTCAGCTCCTAATAGTTTTAACAGATAGTACTTCTCATACTTTTCAATATAAAAAGATAATTGATCATAGCACGTTTTAGATACGTTATATTCTCCTTTGAAATCTGTCTTTACTACTATGCTCATTTTATTTTAATTTAGCTGCTCCCTTATTAATAAGAATAATAGCCATTTCTTTAGTTACATTATACTCTTGACCTTTCTTCATATTCTTATCACCAGTAGCTATAATATCCACCTTGTCTCCTAGCTTAGAAAAGTCTACCTTAGATTCTTTCTTTGGTGCTTTAGTTTCTGTTTTTGGAGTTTGCTTCTTGTTTTTGATTTCTTTCTTTTCCATTGTGATTGGTTTTTAACCCTAAAAGCCCGCATATTTCTATGCAGGCTAATAAGAATTAAACTAATCTTAAACGTTAAGAGCAGTTTTATCAGTAGCGAAAACACCTTCGATAAAGGCTGTTCTATCGTTGTTCTTAACGATACAAAGACCTCTCCACTCAGCCAGTACTGTAACTAAGTTTTTAGTGAAATCATCTGAATCACGTCCAACTTCAATAGAAATATCTCCTCTGTCATAAACAGTTGATAAATCAAAGTTTCCAATCAAGTACTCTCCATCAGTTACCAATGTAGTAGGAACTAATGTTACACCATCTAAAGATAATTGACCAGCAACCATTGCTAATCTATCAATGTATCTACGATCAGTTGTAGACGTCTTAATTAACTTTAAAGTAGTTATTGTGTTTGGGTGAACAAACGCATAATTAGCGTTGTCATGCTCTGCAACTTGAATCTGATTCATTGCAACAGTCAAAACATCTGCTTCGTTAGCATTGTCAACAGTACCAGCAAAAGAACCAGCTGCAAATGCAGTAGCTACAGTTTTAATACCGTTTAAGTTTGTTCCAGTACCATCACCTTGGTATACTTGGTTCTCAACATCTTTCAATAACTCTCTCATTAACTCGTTGTTAATTTCAGCAGTCATAAAAGAAATATCTCCTACCATTTCTTCAGATACTTTGATAAATGCAGTTCTTTTCTTAACTGATTCAGAAGCAACAACTAGATCGAAATCTATTTGATTCTTCAATGCACCCTCAGCAGTTCCGCCAGCAGCTCCATCTTTGTTGGCTTGGTAAACCCAAGAAATAACATTAGACTCAGCAGTACCTCTAGTAACTACATCTAGCAATCTAATTCTACGAGAAGCGATGTTATTAACACCAGCAATTCTTTGCTCTACAGGTACGTTACCTCCAGAGATGTTAGTAGAGATTAACATTGTACCAGCAACTTTGAAGTTTAAAGAAGCACTTCTATCCCCTTTTAACGCTTGTAAAGCATCTTTGTGAGCAGATAATCCTTTTTCTACAGAGTTAAGAATTTCAGAAGCATCACTTTTCTCTTGGTCGTTTAACTTCTTTACCATTAATTCAGCATTCTTTAATCTAGCTTCTAAAGATTTAAATTGCGTATCTCTTACAGCTTTCAATTCAGCTTTCAATTCAGAAATCTCTTCTTTACTTGCTTTAGCCTCAACTAACTTTTCTAAGTCAGAAGATTTTTGAGCGTTAAGCTCATTGTAATAACCAGCTAATTCTTCACCAGTCATTTTGGCTAGAATTTCTTCTGATTTTATTTCAAAATTTTCCATTTTATTTATTTTTTTATTTATTGTTAATAATTTGTTTTAAGTAAAATGACTTAGCATCAAACGGCTCTACTTCTGGAGTGATAATTATCGGCTCTTCCGTCTTGAGTGTATCAATTAAATTATTATACTTGAGTTGGCATACTCTTAAATTCATTTCTATTTGTTCTAGACGCTCATCAGTACCTTTACCATTCTTTAAGGCATTAGTAAGTCCTAGCATCTTCTTATTTAACTCCTCTAAAAATTCTTTGCTATTACCTTTAGATACATTAAACATCGGTGTTTCGCTATTAGCTCCAAACGTCACCGCTGATCCTTCCCATAATATAAGCTCTTTTAACATCTGTGTTCCATCTTCTCTTACCTCTGTCTTGTCTTGGATAGTTTGAAACCCTATAGAGTGTTCAGTAATTATACCATCTTGATAATCTAAGAAAGCATCATTTCCTTTAGTTGCTCTACCTAAATCTGCAACACCTAATAAGTAATCATGAGTTTCTTCTAGCCCCTTAAACACTCCTATTTGATGCTCAAAATCATGGTAACGTAAGAACTTAATCTTTCTATTACTCTCGCTTTCTGGACCACGTTCTTTAATTGATTTGGCAAAAGCCCCTTTAATTATAATATCTCCAT